ACAATTGTTGGGTTAAAATGACAGAGGAATGCGTCAGGCATATTGAGGAAAAGCGGGAGTTGGAAAAAGAGCGGGACGAATACAAAGGCGGCCGGGAAAACGCAGAATTGCGTCAGGCTAACATGAGATTGCAAAAGGAACGCGACGCATATAAAAAGGAAAATCGGGAATTGCGCGAGGTTATAACAAAATACGTTAACGGCTGGAAAGGGGTTTTTGACAAATGGACGAAGTGAAACCCAAAAAGCCGCGAACGCCACGGAAGAAAAAGAAAGTCGATTTGTGGATTAAGGTTACAACCGTTGACGAACATAAACGGCCCATTTTCATAAGGGCCGACAAAATTATCTCTTTGCTCAAAGTCAAAGAGGGTACACACATAGAATGCGAAAGCGGCAAGATGCACTATTGCATTGAATACATTGACGATGTGAAAATGATGATCGATTTAACACTAGGGGGCGAGTGAATGAATTTTGATAATATCCGAGAAGCTTGGAACGGTTTCACAAAGGCAATGAGTCAGGTTTTCGATGTGTTCCGCAAGTTTCAAAGCGCGGTAATTGAATCAACGCCTCATATCCAACGCCAAAACGCACAGATTGACGCACAGCGGGCGCGGGCGAGATATTTGGAGTATCGGAAGGTCAAAAGCCAGCGTCGAAATTGGGGGCATTGGAGGCCGTGAAATGAACGTTGTTAAAATGCCAAAGTATCCGTGTCCATTCTGCAAGAAAAACGAATCAACACAATTTTGTGATTTCGTGATAGATTACACTTGGACGAGTATGCAGGATAGCAAGGGGCGAATGATTGGGGCACGACAAATAACATGCGATAACCAAATGTGTACAGATTGTTTGAAAAAGGTTTCTTGCATGGAATTTTGCCCGAAATGTTACGAACTTTATGAGTACGTTCAAAAGAACCATAAACGTATGCCGGGCCGCTTAATGTGGGATTCGATACACGGTAAAACCGATGAATAGCGGTTTCCGTTGCGCCTCATGCGGCTGGATAGGATTAAAACCGGCAGAAAAAACAGTCATGCGGATTAAGGCGAAATGTTGCCCCGATTGCCGGGAGATCGTAAAGCCTTATGTTACACCGTTAAACGAGAGGCCGGGCCGGTGCGGACATTGCGCCGGTTGCGACTTCAAACTCAAGGCGGCGCGGGGATTGTACAGAACGTGCAGAACATGCGGCGAGGAAATTAAATTAGATTCTATGGAGGTTGTCACGAATGGAGAAGCGAGCAAAAAGTATCAATGAACTGGTTAAGGAAGCACACGAAAACGCGGTAAATAAGGGTTGGTGGGACGAGGAACGGGGGTTTGGTGAGTTGATAGCCCTTATGCACTCCGAATTATCCGAGGCGTTGGAATTTTACCGGGACGGAAAAGCACCTAACGAGTTGATTTATACAGGTATCAGCGGATTAAAGCCGGACGGGATACCGGCAGAATTGGCCGATGTTGTTATCAGGGTTTTCGACGCTTGCGGGCGTTATGGCATTGACTTGGAGGCGGCAATCACTGTAAAGATGGCCTATAACGCAACGCGGCCGCAACGTCATGGAGGTAAGAAAATATGAGTAAAGAAAAAATAAGTAAAATCATATGGATGATAAACCTATTTTTAATCGGTGCGTTTTGCGGCGAAGTCCTTATACTAATCGTTCATGATTTGCCTTGATTGCTCCAACCAAATGCAGGAAGTCGGCCCGGATACGTGGAAATGTTCCGGGTGCGGCTTTCAGGCCGAACAAATGAGCCTATGGGGGTGTCATATGGTCGAGTTTAACAAGCAACCGCCGGAATATGGCAAGGTTATCACATACAACATGAGTGAGGGCGAGAGGGCGGCACTAGAGGCGCGGAAGCGGGACAAGGTGGAAATAAGCGGGTTTGGTTTGCTAACGTTAGCACCGCAACAGGGTATGTATGGGGGCAAAAAGTACAGGCGAAAGGGCGGGGAGAAATGACACGATTAGCGGGTGTTAAGATATGCACAAGTTGTTTGGGAGCCGGTTGCAAGCTATGTAAGGCGAAAGGCTTTATGGACGATAAGCAACCTAAATACCGCAACAAAAAGACGGAAGTAAACGGGATTTTGTTCGATAGCAAGGCAGAGAGTGAATATTATGTTTACCTTATGCGATTAGAGGCCATTGGCCTTGTGAAAAAGTTTACGTTGCAACCGAAATATGAGATTTTGCCAGCGTTTCACGGTCAAAAAGCGGTGCATTATATCGCTGATTTTCAAGTTGATTACAGCAACGGCGAAACCTATATCATTGATGTTAAGGGCCATGAAACGGCTGAATTTAAGATTAAACGAAAAATGTATGAGTATTTACGATTCGGAAACATAAACCCGCCGCCGCCGTTGAAAGTCATTGCAAACGATCCTAAACACGGTTGGATTGAGTTGGACGAATTGAGGGGAAAGGTAAAACGGCCGCCGGTTGAATGGGGCGCATGGATCAAAGCAAGCAGGAAAGCCGCCGGGATACTGGCAAAAGATTTGGCAGAGGCGTTAGGCGTTTCAGAACAAACCGTCAACGGTTGGGAACAGGGACGAAGAAAGCCGAGAAGCGGAGCCGCTAAACGGTTGACCGAGTATTTCAACAGCAAGCCGCCGGGCTACTAAAATAAGGATGCCCAAACAGGACAAGCATGGTATTATAAAATTAGACATTTAACGAGGCGGGCCGCATGGTTTCGCCTCTTTTTTCAAAGGAGGGGTAAACATGCCGAGGAAACGGGTGGCAAGCCCTAAAAAGCCAACGAGGGGCGGCAACAACGGCGGCGGCCGTAAGAAGATGTGGGAAACGCTGAATATGCCCGCAAAGCTTGAATTAGTCGAGGGTTGGGCGAGAAACGGCATGATTGATGAAAACATCATGGAAGCGTTGGGAATCAAAAAGGATACGTTTTACAGGTGGAAGAAGGAAAAACCGGAGTTTGCGGCGGCATTGTCGAGAGGCAAAGAGGTTGCAGATATTCAAGTAGAGTCGGCATTATTCCGGCGGGCGTTGGGCTACAAATTCGAGGAAGTAACGCGGGAGTTGTTGCCGGTTGTGATCGAGGGAGAATTACAGCGCGACAAATACGGTATGCCTATTCAGGAATTGCAGGTAACAAAGGCCGTAACCAAAGAGGTTGCGCCCGAGGTCGCCGCCCAAATATTTTGGCTTAAAAACCGCAAGCCGGAACAATGGCGCGACAAGCAGGAAATTAAGCATACAGGCGGCCCAGTGACGTTCGTTAATGATCTACCGCCGGACAACAATGACTAGGGTTAACCTTGCCGCCATTGTCGGCAAAGGGTATACACGTTTTTGGAATTGTCAGAAGCGATACGTTGCAATTAAAGGCGGCCGGGGATCGAAGAAAAGCAAAACAGCGGCGTTGCGGTGGATTTATTTGCTCATGCAATTTCCGCTTGCAAACCTATTAGTTGTCCGTAAAACGTTTGCTACTCTAAGAGATTCGACATACTCCGATTTGAAATGGGCAATCAATCAGTTACAGGTAGGCCATTTGTGGGAGTGGACTATTTCCCCAATGGAGATAACCTACATACCAACAGGGCAAAAAATCCTATTTCGCGGCCTTGACGATCCATTGAAGCTAACGTCAATAACCGTTGATAACGGTCATTTATGTTGGGCGTGGTTTGAAGAAGCGTATGAGATTACCAACGAGGATGATTTTGACAAGGTTGATATGTCAATACGTGGTAAGTTGCCGCCGGGATACTTCAAACAGATTCTATTAACATTCAACCCATGGTCAGAAAAGCATTGGTTAAAATCGAGGTTTTTCGATACCGAGGACGAAGATGTTTTGGCCCTCACAACAACCTATAAACACAATGAGTTTTTAGGTGAGGACGATTTGAAACGGTTTGAATGGATGAAGAAAAACAAGCCCAAACGCTACAAAATCGAGGGGGAGGGCCATTGGGGTATATCCGAGGGTGCCGTGTACGATGATTGGCATGAATTAGACTTTGACTATAGGCAGATTGTCAAAGAACGGCCTAATATTTTCGTTCGTTTCGGGCTTGATTTCGGGTATATCAATGATCCATCAGCTTTTATAGGGGTTTTGGTAGACGTTGAAAAGTTGGAAATGTATATTTTTGACGAGCATTATGAACAGGGCATGTTAAACAATCAAATAGCCGACATGATTAAATATAAAGGCTATGCAAAGGAGCGCATTGTTGCGGATAGTTCGGAGCCTAAGAGTATTGAGGAAATACGTTTAGGCGGCGTTTATTCCATTGTCGGAGCCGAGAAGGGCAAAGACAGCGTTTTAAACGGTATCCAGTACATTAAGCAATTCAAAATTTATGTCCATCCCAAATGCACAAACGCCATTGTTGAACTATCTAACTACATTTGGGACAAGAGCAAGGACGGACAGATTTTGAATAAGCCGGTTGATGATTATAATCACTTGCTTGACGCATTGCGCTATGCTTGTGAAAGCTTGAGCCGCCCGGCGGCACCGAGGGCGCGGGCATTATAAAGGGGGTTCTAATTTGGACAAGTTGGGGAACGGTTGCAGACTAAAAAGAGGGGGTGAACAAAAATGAGAATGAGCGACTTTATACCGCCAATATTCAGCCGTAAAGCGTCAGAGGTTACGCGGTTAATCGTACAAATGTTTAACGGTCAGCCAGCATGGACACCGCGAAAATTTGACCAATTGGCCAAAGAGGGGTTCGAGGAGAATGTTTGGGTTTATCGGTGCGTAATGGCCATAGCGCAAGCGGCCGCCGGTGTCGAATGGAACCTATATCAAAATCCGGGCAAGGATCAAAGGGAAATTGAAGAACATGCACTCTTAAAGCTAATCAACAAACCAAACCCCTTTCAATCCAAACGGGAGTTTTTCGAGGCTATGACCGCTTATGTCCTATTGGCCGGGAACAGCTATATTGAGAAAGTAGGGCCGAACGTAGGCCCGCCGATGGAACTATACACATTGCGGCCGGATCGCATGGCTATTCTGCCCGATTCAATTAATTTCGTTGCCGGTTACGAGTACACATTAGGAGCCAATAAAAAGCGGTTTGATGCTAACAAGGTTATGCACATTAAGCTATTTGCGGCCCTTGATGATTATTACGGCCTTTCACCTATTGCCGTTGGTGCAAAGGGTATAGACAACGACAACGCCGCCAGCACATGGAACAATTCACTTTTGAACAATTCAGCGCGGCCGAGCGGGGCCATGTCTACGGAATCACATTTAACCGATCCGCAATATGACAGATTGCAAAATGAATTAGACACGAATTACAGGGGCGCGAAAAAGGCCGGTAAACCTTTGTTACTTGAGGGCGGTTTGAAGTGGCAAGAAATGGGCTTAAGTCCGCGTGACATGGATTTCATAGAATCCAAGAAATTAAGCCGGGTTGAAATATGCGCCGCGTTCGGAGTGCCGCCGGAAATTGTAGGCGATAAGGAACACGCCACATATTCCAATTACCAAGA